GCTTATGCGGCTGTATTAAAAACAACTGTTGATCCAACATTAGCGTCATTCACAGAAGTGGCTGCTGGTGGCAACTACACAGCAGGCGGAAATGCGCTAGCTGGTGTTACCTGGGCAATTGGAACGGTAGCGGCTGGCGTATCATCATTAGACTTTACTGATGTAAGCATGTTAAAAGCAGCGGGCAATCCAACAACAGGTAAAACCGTATTAATTATTAACTCAACTGCAGGCAATAGAAGCTACCACGCAATTGATTTAACTACTGATGGCACCACAGCGGTAGACCTTGTTAATAATGATTTAACAATCACATTTAACGCTAACGGAACAGTAAACGCTACCGTCACTGCATAACAACTAAAACCGCTGTAAAAGGCGGTTAATCTCTAAAGGGGATTACATGGCTAAGCCAAAGACCGTCGGTAGACCAACTAAGTTCACTCAAAAAATAGCTGATGACTTATGCGAGTCTATAATGTCAGGCTTATCTGTACACAAGATATGCTCAATGGATAACATGCCACCTAGGGCAACTGTTAATACTTGGCTATCAAAAAACGCTGAGTTTTCATACCAATATGCACAGGCACTTCAATTTAGAACGCACCTAAAGGCGGAAGAAAGACATGAGTTAATAAGTGAAGCATTTAATGATATTAAAGAATTACCAGAAGGCGTAAACGGTAATGTGTGGGTTACTCTCGTCAAAGAGCAGATAAGGGCGATAGAGTGGGATGCAGAAAGGTTAGCAGCTAAGCGCTACAAACCAAAAGAAGACAATAAAGACGGCGGAGAAGCGCAGCCACTAACAATCAACTTTGAAGTATCAGATCCAGTAGGTGAAATAAAGACAACAAATGCCAATCCTTAGCGCCCCTCAAAATATATTCCTGAACGGGCTGAATACAAAATATAGGGCTTATGTTGGCGGGTTCGGCTCAGGAAAAACATTTATTGGATGCATTGACCTGCTTAATTTCTTCGGCAAGCATCCAGGTACAAAGCAGGGGTACTTTGGAATAAGCTTTCCTTCAATGAGAGATATATTTTATCCTACATTTGAAGAGGCCGCCCACATGCTTGGCTATACCGTTATTGTGCGCGAGGCCAACAAAGAGGTGCATGTTTATAGGAATGGGTTTTATTATGGCACTGTTATCTGTCGGTCTATGGATAACCCGCAATCAATAGTTGGCTTTAAAATATCAAGAGCGCTAGTTGATGAAATTGACGTTCTAAATAAAGATAAAGCAAGCAAAGCATGGAATAAGATAGTAGCAAGACTAAGACTTAAAATTGATGGAGTAGAGAACGGTATTGGAGTAACAACTACCCCAGAGGGTTTTCTGTTCGTATATTCTAAGTTTAAAAAAGACCCTACTAAATCTTATTCAATGGTGCAGGCTTCAACATACGAAAATGAGAAATACTTACCTGATGATTACATTGATACGCTAAAAGAAACTTACCCTGGCGAACTAATAAACGCTTATATCCAGGGCGAGTTTGTAAACCTTACGAGTGGAACTGTTTACACTGAATTTGACAGAGTGGGAAATAATACTGATGCAACATGGGATGGGCGCGAGTCACTTCATATAGGTATGGATTTCAACGTCTGCAATATGAGCGCAGTTATTGCGGTTATCAGGAAAGGGATATGTTATGACATTGACGAGATAACAGGCGGGTATGATACGCCAAGCATGATCAACTCAATACAAGAGAGGTATCAGCAATGTCAAATAAACATATATCCAGATGCAAGCGGCAAAAACAGAAACGCGCAAGGTGCTTCAGAATCATCAATCCAATTGTTAAGGCAGGCAGGTTTTCAAGTGTTTGCAAAGAACAAGAACCCATTTGTTAAAGATAGAATATTGGCAATGAATAATAGCTTTACTAAACAACTGCACTTTGTAAACGTCAAGCGATGCGCAACACATGCTGCAAACTTAGAGCAGCAAGTATATAATAACGCAGGCGAGCCAGATAAATCAGCAGGAAACGACCACACAAACGACGCAAGCGGCTATCTAATACACTATAAATACCCAGTTACCAAGCCAGCTACCAACGCAACACGAATGATAGTATAATGTCAAAATAATTCGGTTAAGCCGATAAACTTATAATCCAAAGGCTTAATAATGACCCAAGTAACAGAACCTAGAGAAGAATACACTCACTACCTACCAGACGTTGAGCGTAACCGCGCAGCGGTGGCCGGTGAGCGTGAAGTCAAACGCGCAGGCGTTAAGTTCTTACCACCATTAGCATCAATGTGCTGCGATACGTCATACGACGACCAGAACGGCATGACCATTATTAATCAGCAATCAGGTTTAACACTTGAGGGTCAAGCAGCTTATACCAAGTATAAAGCGCTAGCCTCTTTTTATGGTGCAACTGGCAGAACGGCAGACGGTTTGGTAGGTTTAATATTCTCTAAAGAGGCTGTTTGCGAATTACCTGCAATCGTTGATTACTTAAAAGAAAACGCAGACAGCAAGGGTAATACGCTTAGGTCATTAGCTAAAAAGGCATCAACCGAGGCATTCATTGCGCCCCGCTCTGGTTTGTTAGTCGCAAGACCATCAACGCCGCAAGGCGCTAGCCAGCTAGACGTTGAGATGAGTAATCTACGTCCTAAAATCCTGCATTATAAATACGAGTCAATTATTAATTGGGATTATGAAGTAATCAACAATGTCGAGAAGTTGTCTTTGGTCGTCCTAAAAGAGCAGGTTACAAAGCGTAAAGGCTTTAAGGTTGAATGCGAAGACCAGTACAGGGTATTAGAGCTAATCGACGGCGTATATCACCAGTCGCTATACAATGATGGTGGCGCATTAGTCGAGGAAGTAATGCCTGTTATCATCAACGGCAACATGTCGGACGAAATACCGTTTTACTTTATCGAAGTTGGCGCAGAGAATAAAAGCGTATTGAATGACCTAGTTGATATGAATTTTCATCATTACCAGGTTAGTGCTGATTACAACAGTAAAAACCATTTTAGCTCATTTATTATCTGGTACGAAACAGGTGCGCAACAAGGGCAAAACATGCTCATGGGTAACGGCGTCAAATGGTCGAATGTTTCCAGCGATGCAACGTTTGGAATATTACAACCAGACGGCAACAGTGACGCATTACGCATATCTCTACAAGACGATGAGCAGCGAATGGCGGCATTAGGTGCGGAAGCGTTAAAACCTCGTCAGAGTGGCGCAGAGAGCGCGGAAGCGAAAAGCCTAGACCAAGTTGCACAAAACTCAACAACCGCTAACGTGGCTATCACAGTAAGCGAGGCGCTAACCAAGGCAATCAACTTCGCTATTATGTGGATGGGAAGCTCAGAAGAGGCCGTTTATTCACTAAACACTGATTACAATCCAACTGGTATGAGCGCCCAAGACTTAACGGCCTTACTTGCTACATGGCAATCGGGCGCTATCAGTTACGATACTTTCTACGAGAATTTACAACGTGGTGAGATAGCCAGCACTGAGCGCACCGCAGAAGATGAACAGGCGTTGATTGGTAATGCTAATACTGGCATGGGTGAATTGCCAGAATGACCGACCTAACCATACAGCAAGCATCACGTCATGCTGTATATGTTCAACGTTATGCGGGATATTTGGCTAACCTATTCGATCCTTACCTGAAAAGACTGCAGCGCGAATTAAAACTTGCGCTGATAGATTTCCCGACTGAGACAAAAGACATTAGACGCATTAACAGAATGCTGGCCGATTATCGCAAGGCTTCTATAGCTGTTTATGGTGAATACACCAGCGATATCCTAATGAAACAGCTCAAGGAGTTTGGCGGTGATGAGGCCAATTGGCAGGTTGCTAGTTTAAACTCAGCAGTTGAATCTACAGCGGTAAGTTTGACAGTGCCTAGCGCTGGACAAATAGCAGCAGCAGTTAATAGCACGCCTTTGGTGTTCCCTGATGGCAATGGCGTAGCAATGTTGGGTTCTTTTGTTAAAGGCTGGGAAGCTAACCAAATTAAAAAGGTTGAGGATATTATTCGGACAGGCTTTATTTTAGGCCGTACCAATAACCAGATTACGCAAGATATTGCTGGCAAAGGCGGCTACTTAGATAACCAGGTGCGTAGCTCAATTAAAACAATGGTCAGAACGGCTACCAACCACACAAGTAATTTAGCTAGGCAAGCAACGTTTGACGATAACGACGACTTGGTTAAAGGGTACGAGTGGATATCGACATTAGATAGCCGCACAAGCTCAACGTGTAAAGGCTTAGACGGAAAGATATTTAAGAATAGCGACAAGAATAAGCAATACCCTCCCGCGCATCCTAACTGTAGAAGCTCCACAGCCCCAGTGCTTGATGAACGTTATAGATTAGACGATAGCGTAAATACAAGGGCGTCACGAGGCGTTGAGGGCGGACAACAAGTTAATGCTGATACCACTTACTACGGATGGCTAAAAGAGCAAGGCGAGCAAGGCGCAAAGGGAAGGGCTTTTGTTATGGACGTACTAGGCAAGGAGCGCGGCAAGTTGTTTCTCGATGGCGGGTTAACGGCTGATAGATTCAAAAAGCTCACACTAGATGAATTGTTTCAGCCGATACCGCTTGATGTATTGCGAGAAAAGCAGTCGCTACAGCTAGCTTTTGATAGGTCTGGGGGTGGTTAGTTTTTGGCTAGGAATTCCAATAACTTGTAATGGCTTTTTTGCGTGTACCGCTTTGTTGTCTTAATAATGCGGTATGGTTTAATAGATCCATCCTTTACCATTTTTCTAGCTCAGCAAGTATCTTTTTACTAACATCAAGCCTCGCATTTATTTTAAAATACCAACATAAAACTTCGCGCATTAATAAAAATACAAATATTGATATTAATACGATCATTAAACTATTCGTTTGGATCCCCCCATTCTTCATCAAGCCTTACTATGTTTGAGTCTATCTTATCAACTAGCATAGCCAACTCACTCCTTATCGCTTTTAATTTTGATAAATCGCCGCCAATGTTATCAACGTTTTCAATTTCATAAAGAATGAAATCCGACATGTTGATAGTTAAAGATGGGTTTTTTTCTGAGCCGTCCTCAAAAATACCAAGGTCTATTTGTAAGTCTAGAGGGTTTTTAGATTTAAATGGTAAGTCGAAATCAAGCCCAATAGAAACTATAAATTCGAACACCGCTAACTCTTCCTCCTCGCTCCAATCAAAACCCCACTCTTGGAAACAAATATCCTTTGGCGGGCATCTCAATTCAAAACTATTCATTTTCTATCCTCCAAACCTTTACACATGCTCAATAGCTGAGCCTCTAACTTAGTATTACGGCACTTCCTGCGCCATACGTCATACCGAATACCCCAATGCTTGCAGGCATCCCACACCGTCCAGCCTTTGCCGTGGATTATCTCTGTGAATTTACACTTCATTTTCTACCCCATAAGCATAGGCAAATCGCCCATATGTAAGAGCCTAGCCCATAATGATAAAATAGTAAACTAAATATTAGCGCTAAGCGCTCAACTTACCCCAAGGGTTTAACATGTTAAACGGACTAGATAAAATAGATTTAACCGCAGATGATGCTATCGATCAAATCAACGCATTGGCAAGCGGGCTAATAAACAAGAAAACCGAACTTGAAGAAAAGCTCTCTAAGACCAAAACAGTAGCCAGCGAAAACCAATCGGCTGTTGAAAAGCTGGCGGCATTGGAGGCCTTGCAGCAGCAAAAGGAATTGGAATCAAAGCAGAATTATGATGAAGCATTGGCTTTAACTACTGACAAATACACAAAACAAATAAACGAGCTATCAGAAAAGGTTGGTTTATTTGAGCAAAAAGAGCGCAGCATGTTAATCGGTTCAAGCCTTTCAGAGGCATTGACTGAGGCGCGTGTTAATCCACTGCATAGCGAGTACGTCACATCGTACTTTAGGCAGCAAGCGCAACTAGTAGACGGCAAAGTCGTCATTGGGGATAAACCGCTAAGCGATGCAATTAAAGAGTGGTCTGACACTGACCACGGGAAAGCGGTGCGCTTAGCGCCCGACAACGCCAGAGGTGACTCTACAGGCACTAAAAACGTTTCAGGCTCAGGTAACAACATGACGCCGGAAGAGAAACGGGCACACGATATTAATACTAGATTAGGAACTTAAAACAATGGCTTTAACTAATATGCAGGTTTACAACGATGAGATTGTAGGTAATACAATCGAGTTGCTAGGGCAGAAGATTGACATGTTTAATGCGGCTTCTGGTGGTTCAATTTTGCTTAACGCTGCAACTTTTCGCGGTGATTTCTCAAAAGAATCTTTCTTTAATCAAATAGCAAGCGCACAGCGTCGAGTTGACCGTTATGCAGCTAACGCTACGCAAGCAGCAACAGCACTAACTCAAGGTGAAATGGTTGGCGTTAAAGTGGCTGGTGGTTTCGGCCCTGTAATCTTTGAGCCTGCTCAAATGACTTACTTACAACAAAACCCAGGTGCGGCAATTACTGCCATTGCTAGTGGCTTTGCTGATGCCTTACTAGCTGACCAGCTTAACACTGCTGTAGGTTGTGCGGTTGCGGCTGTTGAGAATGTAGCAGCTCTGGTTAACGATGTATCTGGCTCTGCCGGTGTTACTCAGGGCGGATTAAATAACTCACATCGTAAGTTCGGTGATATGAGTTCGATCCTTGCCGCTGATGTTATGACTGGCGACGTTTACCATCGCTTAGTTGCTGAGGCTATCACCAATGGCAATCGTTTATTCTTATCTACCAATGTTCAAGTTGTGGACATTCTCGGTAAGTTGGTTGTTATTTCTGATATCCCTGCTTTGTATGAAGCCGGTACGCCAAACAAAGACAAGGTATTGTCTGTTACTTCAGGTGGTATTATCGTTGACAACTCAAGTGATATTGTTTCTAACATGGAAACCACGAACGGCAACCAGCGTATAGAGACCACTTGGCAGGCTGACTATACCTTTGGCGTTAAGCTTAAAGGTTATGGCTGGGACGTTGCGAACGGTGGCGCATCACCTACCGACGCTGAGTTATTCACAGGCACTAACTGGGATAAAGCAGTTACAGAGAACAAGCACACGCTTGGCACTTTGCTAGTAGGTAGCGCAGACGTATAATTAATGCAGGGGTCGAAAGACCCCTTTTATCCAGAGGTTAATATGCAAATTAAATACGTTAAAATGCCAATCAGCATTGAAGAAAAAAAAGAGCTAAACAAGCAAGGCTTCAAAGTTATAGATGCCAAGTTTGATCCTTCCCCTAAATTAGATGAACCTGCAAAGCCAAAAGCTAAGCGCAAAAGCAAGAAAGCCTAATGCCATACTTACCTATTGACTTGATGACATCAGAAATACGGGCCAAAAGGCGGCTTAAAGTTGAGCAAGGTGACCCAGGGTATTTTTTAGGCACTCAATTTAGAATAAGCTTACCGTTAACCGTGGATGATGGCGCACCAGTCGTTTTAAGATTTGAAAGTCCAATAAATTTTGAATTGATAGCGCAAAGCTTAGAGACTCATCAAAGCGGAATAACTTTTGAGGCTTACCGAAGCGCTCAAGGTGCGGAAACAGGCATTTATGATACAGGTGTTCCAGCATACAAAAATAACATTCAAAGCACCGTCACTGATTACACCCAACAAGTATCTATCACAACAGGCGGGGGCTTTACCCCAGATGTGGGTCAAACTGCGGTTGAAACTTTAAATGCCTTATCGGCATCCGCAACGGCGCAAAGGTCAACTGTTTTTGCTGGTGCGCAAGGTAGGCGAGGATTAGTCGCTGGTACTTATTATTTATCATTTTCAAAGTTGGGCGGGTCGGGCACCGCGCTCGGTGTTTATTCATTAATTTTTAACGAGAACTAAAGCAATGCCACAAAATTTAGTAATACCCAATAAAGACAATAAAGTCGTATTTGTATTTACCGGCATTGATTTAACGCAAGCTACTGACATTCTAGTTACCTTTGGTGCGGAGACTTATAGCAAAGCAAGCAATCCAACATTGGTTGTTGTAAGCAGCGCAACAGAACTTAGCTTAGACTTGTCTGCAACCGCTGAAACCGGAAAAGTGTTTGCTACCGTCACTTATATTGACGGCGCAAGCGTTAACGGTACTGACATTACCAGTCAAGCGTTAGGTAATTCTGAAAAAATTGTAGTTGCTATTGGTACTCAGTTGGTCATTGAAGATGGAAGTATTATTGATGGTGCTAACAGCTTCGCTACCGATGCAGAGTTTAATAGCTATGCGAATGTTCGCAATATTGATTTACCAGCCACACAGCCTGATAGAGAAGCGTTGTTGGTGCTCGCTATGGATTACTTGTTCAGCAAAGAGCAAGAATTAAAAGGTAGTCGTGTTAGCGCCGAGCAAGATTTGCCATACCCGCGCAGGGGTGTTTGCTCTAATGGGTTTAATGTTGCATCTGATGCCATACCGCAAAGCCTTAAAAAAGCCCAAATGGAATTGGCCCTACAAGCTAATGAATCAAGTTTGTTAGTATCAGGCGAGGTGCAAAACCTAGCCAGCTTTAATGTTGACGGTGTTTATTCTGAAACATATTTTAGTGGTGGCGGTTGGACTCAAGTCAGAACCGATAAGGCCGACGCATATCTCGATTCATTGATGAGAAACAACGGCTCAAATAATATGATGGTGCGCGTGTAATGAGTGCTGCAAGTATACAAGCTAAAGTAAAAGCTGGACTTGCCAAGGCTGCTATTGCGGTTGGCTCTCCCGCTGATGCTAAAATCTACCTGGTTAGAAAGACGCAAGGCGGCACGCCATTAGCACCATCAACAACTGAAACAATTATATTATTGCCTAATGCAATTTTTAAATCGTACCAGCAAGGGCTGACTGATGTGAATATCAGAGTTGGTGACCGTCAACTGGTTAGTGATTCAGATAATGAGATAAACCAGAATGATATTATCAGGCAAGCTGGCGCTGAATACATTGTAATCAATGTGGATATAAAAGCGCCATCTGCTGAACCGTTAGCATACATAACACAATGCAGGGCGCAGTAATGCCACTTAAAGGGCGTAAAAACGTTGACCTGGCCATTGAGAAAAGATACCTAGCAGCTAATGATGATGTTAGGGGCGTGTACCTTCAAGGGCTTTACAATGTTGTTTTAGGTACGCCGGTTGATGAAGGCAGGGCGCGTAATAACTGGTTTTTAACCATCGGTGCAGCTTCGGGTAATTCAACCACCAGTAAGAGCAAGGGCCTTGGTGCGATACGGTCAATTAGGCAGATGCCAAAAAGAGTGATGAATCAAAAAATATTCTTCACCAATAATTTGCCATACATTGAGACGCTTGAATATGGTGGCTATCCCAATCCAGTCAAAAAAGGCACATGGGTTAAGAAGTCAAAAAGCTATGAGGTGCGTTCAACTGGTGGGTTCAGCAAGCAAGTTGCACCTGACGGATGGGTACGTAAAACACTAAAAGCAATGGCTAAAAAGATAAGGCAATTATGAGTTATTTAGACACAAAACAAGCATTGATTACACAGCTACTTGCCACTCCAATAACTGGTATTACATCGGCTGACATTGCTTTTGAGAATAACGACTTTGACCCGACCAGCAAGAGCAAATACATTGCCGCTTATTTTATCCCAGCAACCAGTGATTCAACCGGTAAAGAGTTAAATGCAGGGCAAGAGCAGCGTGGAATATTTCAGGTCACGGTATTTATTAAACTGAACAGCGGTAACTATGACAATGACCAGCTACAAATTATAGATGATATACTGGCAGGGTTTCAATATAACAGCGTGACAGTGTATAATGCACAAACTGTATGCATTTTAGAATCAACGGTTAATTCAGGCTCAGAAAACGAGTCTTGGTTTAAGCGTGATATATCAATTGACTACTTAACAATTATTTAAAAAGAGGCTTCAAAATGGCAGGTTCAAACGATTACGTATTAAAAATGGGCGCTAGTGGCTCTGAGGTTGTTGTCTCTGGTCAACTTGACGGCACTATGACAATGAACGGCGCACCCGTTGAAATTACTAACAAGGCATCAGGCGGTTATATTGAGTACCTAGCCGGCTTTGTTGCAGGCAAGCAAATCACTTTTGCAGGCTCATTTACATTACTAGCAGAGGCTGATCAATTAACGCTTAAAAACGCGATTGAGAACGGCACTCAAATAGCAGGCATTGTTGAGACTGGCACCGGTGGCGAATCTTGGCAATGTGATACATGGTCTATTTCAGGCCGTAGTGATGCAGCGCCATTAAACGGCATTCCTCAAATGTCACTGACTATCAGCACTTCGGGTGCTTACGTTTACACACCACCAGCCTAATATGAAATTTCAACTATGCTACAAAGACTATGAGTACAAAATAACCTGGGCAGCTAAGCGTGAGTTTAAACGCGAAACTGGCCGTGGCTTATGGTCTACATTGCAAGGTGTAATGGGGGTTGTTCGCCAAAACGGTGAAGGTTCTGTACTAGATTTGATGGCTGCTATTGGTAAGCATATCGATGACGTTGACGGGGCCATCCTCTTATGGGTATTAGCTAAGCAGTGCAACTCTGCATTATCTCTTGGTGAGATTGCAGACGCTTGTGATCGTGTTGGCTGGCGGCCTGTATCTGATGACTCTGCATATGCGCAGCCTTACACGTATGTTTTATATTTAATGTTAATTGACATTGATCAAATGTATGAGGACGAAGCCATCAAAGCAAAAAAGCTTTTATGCCCCTCAGAGGAAGGGCAAGGCTAAAATCTAGTTCTGACATTTATGACTTCGATCATTTTAGCTGGTGGAAATCATTGGTAAAGTCGGGAGTTTCACCATCTGAGGCTTGGGCTATGGATTTTATAGAAACCGCTCACATATTAGAAATAGAGCCTAAAAGTGCAGATATATCATTAGCACTGTACCACCAAAGAAAGCAAAACGGAGCGCCTGAATGTCTACTGAGCAGTTAATAATTGAGCTTGATGCAAAGACAGCCAAGCTTGATGCAAAACTGTCTAAGGTTGAGAGAAGCTTAGATGGAGTTGAGGGCCAAGTTAAAAAAACTGATAGCTCATTAGTAAGTATGGGAAAGGCAGGCGTCGCGGCTGCTGGTGCTTTAGCTGTAGCATTTGGGGCGGTTGCTAGACAGTCTGCTATATATGCGAAAGAGCTTCTTGTTGCCTCACAGAGAAGCAATGAAACCGTGGAAAACATGCAAGCTCAAGTTTTTGCAGCCAATTCGGTTGGGATATCCCTAGAGAAACTAGGCGATATAGGAAAGGACACTCAGGAAAAGATAGGTGAGTTTTTAGCCACGGGCGGTGGTGGGTTTCAGGATTTTGCAGATGTAATGGGACTCAGTGCAGAGCAGGCAACCAAGATGGCCCAAAGCTTAGAGGGCTTATCATCAAGCAGCATACTTCAAACATTGGTTGATGAGATGGAGCGTGGCGGCATAACTGGACAGCAAATGTCTTTTGCTTTGGAAGGGTTAGCCAGTGATACGACAGACCTTTTACCTCTATTAACTAATGGCGGCGCTGCTATGCGCGAATTGTCAGACGAGTTTTTCAATATAGAGCAAACCTTAACGGAACTTGACCTTCAAAAGCTAACAAATGTCGGTGAGGCATTTAACGTTCTCGGGGCTGAAGCCACTAACGCTGGCGCTAAAATATCAGCTGAATTTAGCCAAGAAATAATCACAGCAACCGCGCTAATTGCCAACCTAGTTAACGTTAGCTCAAAGGTGTTTATCCTGCTTGGCAAGCAATTTACTGGTGTCGGTGATATTCTAGGCTCTGCGATATTTGATTTGGTGAATGATGCAAATACATTACCAAGCACCCTAGAGAAGGTTGGCCTTGATGTCGCGTCGAAGATGGTTGATTTATTCGGTGATGACAGCCCCATATTAAAGGCGCTAGGTCTAGACCCAGAAGAAATCGACAAAAAGATGAAGAAAATCACCGGGGTAGTAGATGAGCAGCTGAAAAAGGTTGAGGGCTTAACGGTTGTCGGGGCAAGAACTGAGACAGATGCGGATAAAAAGAAATACAGAGAGAAGATTAGCGGCGCGCAAGCTTCATTCTCAGCAATTGGTAAAATAAACGAAGCATTTCTTGATGATAACAAGGCCATAAATGCTGGGCTTATAGTTGCTGATACTGCGGCTGGAATAATGAAAACCATCTCTAAATTGGGAATGCCTGCCGCAATACCGTTCGTAGCTCTTACAGCGGCAACTGGATTGGCTCAACTGGCATCACTGCAAAGCTCTGGTAAGGGCGGCGGCTCAATATCCGCACCTTCAGCAGCAGCAGCCGAAACCGCTCAAGAATCATTTAGCCCAGAACAATCCGAAATCGGCTTGGATTTTAGAAGTGAAGAAAGCAACACAGCAAACGTGATAAGATTCGATACAGAAACCGGTGACCAGTTGATTGATGCATTAATGGGCGTTATGAATGACAGTATGAGGAACGGCAGAGGATGAGAATTAGTAAAACCAATGTTCTTTTAGGGTCTACGCCATCGGTAACCACTGGCGGCTCGCTGGACAGCGCGGCTAATGTTACTGATCCCGATTTCTCAACTTCTTACACTGGCACTGATAACAATACTTTGCGCTTTGAATTTGGCGCTCGCAGCAATATAAGTTATGTTGCAGTTGCAGGTATTAATATAAGTGGGCTAGGTGATGGGTTAAGTTATGTTAGGGTTGCGGATGGCTCAACTGCCGTATCAGCTAACTACATAGTCAGAGATAATTGTGTAATGATCACTTTTGATGCTAAGTCTTTTTCAAATCTAAGAGTTAAATTATACAATGCTGCTGGTGATAAACTTCCATCTGTTAGGTTTATCGCTGCTGGTGAATATATGCAGGTTCCAAATGGTGGCGAGAATGCAGGCTATAATAGGCAGTTTTTAAACCGCAACATTAAAACAAAAAGTACGCTTAGCAACTTAGCCGCCCCGACTGCGGTTCTGACAAAAAAAATAGCGCCATCAGGAACGCTTACCCTGCCAAATATGACAAAATTATTTACTGAATCTGAATGGCAGGATTTCTTAGATTTTAGCGTAAACAATTATTTCTTTATAGTTGAGCAGGACTTAACTGGTGAGGTTACGCAAAATCAAAGTGCATACCTTTGCTTTGATGCAACTAACACAAGCACAAGCGCAGGTGCGCAAACTAGGTTGCTTAACAACGTGTCTATTAGCTTTAAGGTGTTTACAGGCTTATGAGTACATTTGAGCAATCGAAGGGGTTATTCAATCAAACGCATTTCACAATAATTGAGATTGATTTGCCAAGTGTTGGAGGTGAATGCACAATAGGCGGGTTGCCAGGGTTCGGCACGCCTCTTAGTTGCGATCAATCTAGCGATGGGATAACAACCTACAAATTCACACAAGCCAGTGCACCAATGCTTCCAGAAAACGGAATACTAAGGCTAGTAAAATCAATATCTGAAAACCCAGCCAAGCTAAATAGCGGTAGAGGCTTATCTAGTAGAGGCACTGGCTCAATAAAGCTGTTTGATATGACAGGTAAAGATCCAAACCCAAACGCGCCAGGTGTAACTGATGAGATCAAATCTCAAGGCGGTTACTTGGCAAAAATGGCGGCTAGAAATAACTTCACAAATAGAGCGCTAAGGATTAAAAATTACCGTACAGAAATTGATGGAACTATTGATTTATTAAATGGAGCGCAAGTTAGGCACTTTATAATAGATTCATTTGATGCCGGTAAAAATGGTGAATGGACAATAAAGTTTAAGGATGAACTTGCGAGGGTTAATATAGGCGAGACTGTTTGGCCGCTTCCTCTTGAGGGGTTTTTAATAAATGACATAACCGACTCGCAAACAACATTCAATGTTGATCCTAATGTTGATTATCAAGCAGCTCAAGCAATACGTATAGGCGATGAGCTGATGAAAATAACATCAGTAAGCGACATAGGCACAGGAACCGCAAATATAACTGTGCAGTCACGCGGAACTCCGATTAATTATACCAACACGCTTTCCTTTACAGATAAGGATGAGCATTCTCTAGGGGATGAAATATTTGTATGCGAAGTTTCTGACGATGAGGTAATTGACAGCCTGCTGTCTAGGATACTTATAGACATAGGTGTTGACGCTTCATATATACCATTATCAGAATGGGCGGCAGAGGTTGCAACGTGGCATCCAAACTCAAAAATAAACACGATATGGATTGAGTCAGAAGACACTGCCGACGTGATGGAAAAAATACTATCTTACTTTATGATAGATATGTGGTTTGATCCGGTCTCTAGGTTAATCAAGATATCCGCAATTAGCACATGGCAAGAGTCAACGGCATCTTTGATAGAAGGCAATCAGATAGACTTTGAAAGTATAAGTAGAAAAAGTGAGGAGGCATTAAGAGCAACAAGGGCTTTGGTTTTCTACGACAAACGAAAACTCACTGATGATGATGACATTGAAAGCTATAAAAAAGCCTCGCTATTTGCACAAACCGAACTTGAAACTGCGGATCAGTTTGGTGAAGCTAAAACAAAAAAGTTTGACCCTTCTGTAGTGCTGGATACTGACAGTGCCAACCTTTTAGTTAATAGGTGGGTTAATAGATACTCTAACCCTTTCAGCTTCACTTGGACGACCCAAGAAAGGAAGCTGAGTTTTGATGTTGGCGACGTTGTTGATATACAAGACCTTTCAACAGTTGATTTTGCTGGCCTTCCGGTGGCAACTTCAAGAGCGCAAGTTACATCAATAAGGCCAAGTTATACAGGTGACGGTAGAGAGTACAAAATATCAGCGCTCGCATATTTGCCAAACTTTGAGACAGGCTCAGAATTTGTGATATCAGGGAATATACTCAACTACATAAATCTATACAACGAATATGCTGGCGCGCCTCCCGGCGTTGTGGAGGTTACATTTATTTTTGATGGCACCACCACAGGAACTACTGGCAACTCACTTCCAGCCATACGAGCTGGCGCTTTTGCTGCGGGTAGCGTTATCAATATTATTTTGATAAATGGCGCAGACCTACAGGCTGCAGGTGGTAAAGGTGGCACTGGTGGCGGTGGTTTCTATGAGTTCGAGGTGCCAGACTGGATAAGAACAGAGCCAACAAACGGCGCTGACGGAGGGGTAGTTTATGACGCTGAAGGGGTGACAACTAACATTTATTTTAGCGGCCCAACTGGAAATGTAAACCACCCAACTGCTGATGGTTATTTGCGCGCGCCTAGTGGCGGTGCTGGTGGGTTTAGTGCTACGTTAACAACGCCGCTAAACAGCTCGACGGCTGGCAATGGCGGTGCTGGTGGCTCTGGTAGGTCTGCTGGGCTTGGCGGGTCTGGTGGTGTTGTTCAGGCTGGCGCTTTCACTGATAATGGTGACGCTGGGGCTGCTGCTAGTGAGGTTGGGCCATTTGGCATTGACGGCGCTAATAATAACGCATTTGGTGGCGCTGCTGGTAGCGGTGTTGTTGATAGCGGGGCTACTGTTACGTTTTACGGCGATACAACATTGAGATATATAAACGGAAATGGCGATCATGTATAATAAACAAAAAGGGGTTTACTAATGGCTTGTGTAGAGTTTGCAAATGCCTGTTATACAGCTGGCGACACAATAACAATAAATTGGCAATATTCAGATGACGACGGGGTTGGTATTGACTTGACCGGCGCAACTGCTGAAATGCAATTGCTTGAAGGAATAACTGAGTTGGTTAAAGTAATAAGCATGACGGGCGGCATAACTGAGCCATTGACGGGTAGCGGGGTTTTTTCTCTAACTAAAACCGAAAGCCAATCTCTATTACCTATAGTTGAAGGCTCGCCAGCGCTCAAGGGTTATGTTTCAAAAATAAGGCTTACATTTTCTGACGGCACCACAAGATCGGTTGCTGGCATGAATGTCACAATTGAGCAGAGCGGCATACGATGAGTATATTTACCTTGTTCTCAGGCGATAAAGGCGAGAGCGGACAGAATGGAATTAACGGCAGCGGCATAGCAGATGTTGATGATCTAGCAGTTGACAGTCCTATACTTGACGCGCTTCATCAAAACAAGCTTTCAAAGAATGCCTTTATAACATTTTCGCGCACCGGCAAGGGGTCTTACACTGATCGGTACTCCCGCCTTAAATGGACAGATACGCCATTAACAACAAATTACGTAACTTACTCAGAGAACTATACTCAGTGGGATGCTTTTGGCTTAGGTAGGTTTTCAGTTGTAGGCGCAATATCCGATCCTTTGGGCGGCAGTAATGCCAGCGAGTTAAACTTGAATGTTGACACCAGAAGCCCATCAATACTAAACCCCGTTATAGCCCAAAACCAAAGCGGCTGGGCTGCTGACTCTTACATAATTTTGTCTTTTTGGATTAAGTCTATCTCTGGCACGGTTGAAAGTTTAGATGTCGCTGTTGGAACCTCCAGATATGAGATAGGGAGCATCACCAGCGACTGGGAAAGGAGAGTAATCAAAGCGCCAAACGCTAGCGGTGGAGCGTTAATATCTATAAACCCTAGAGGCGATTCAGGGACAAGGGTTGGGCTGTTTGGCATCCAGGTTCAGGATACAGAATTAACTGACTACATAAGAACAAGCGGATTGGCTAAATCAGCTAATTATGAAGTTCTGGTAATGCGAGAAAATCAAAACGGGTTCTTAATAGAAGAAGAAAAGCAAAATCTATGCCTGCACAGTAACGATTTAAAAAACTGGACGGTAACGGATGGAACTATATCAGCTTACGAAGGGCTGAGTCCGTTTGGTTTGCTGTACGAAAACATCAGAGTTAACTTTGTTTCATTGCCAACCATCACATTAAAATCAGATACAGGAACCTTAACTGCCGGAGTTGATTACACTGTGTCTATCTATGCATGGATAGCGGCAGGATCTCTTAACAGCCTTACAGCGTCGTTAGGTGACGGAGTTGAAGTTGCAATGAGTCAGCCATCAGTATCGGGATTTGCAAGGCTTTCTGTTGTGGTTAAGGCTGGGGCAGGCGACACTTTAACTTTGAAAGCAACAAGTGAAGGCTTGACAGCTCAGCTATACATATCAAATGTCCAAGTTGAAACCGGAGATATATCTAGTTATATCGAGTCGCCAACAGCTGTAAAAACTAGATCCGCTGACAATGTAAGCATGGATTACGCAACTAATTTTCCAGCGCCAAATCTGCCGTGGACTTTTTTATTCTCGGTTGTTGGCATACCGGACGATGCCGACACAAAAACAGTGTTTAGCAATGGATTATCTTCTACAGATGAGTTTTCGTTAACCTACACAAATAAAATAATGACGTTGACCAATGGGGCCAATACAGCTACATATCAAACATTTGATTTTACTGGCGTTGCCCTTGTTTATGATGGGGCGGAACTAAAAATATACAACCAGCAAAGACTGGCAAGTACTCAGGCGATGGGAAGCACCACCACGATAGGCGCTAATGCTTACTTAGGTTATAATGGTGCTAATAATTACTTAGACGGCTACCTTTCAAGGTGTATGTTTTACAACTTAGCTCTTTCTGAGCCAAATATTCAGTATTTAATGGGGGCTAAATAATGCCAGTTACAGCAACAGATACACCTACACAGGTGGTAATAAGCCCTTCAGGCCCAGATGGTTCCCCGGGGACTAACGGGGCAGACGGGGCTGGATTCAACAGCGTAAGAAAGGCGTTAATAGACAACCCGTTAAGCTGGCTATACCGTAAAAATAATCTAGTTAGCGTCCTAAAAAACACGCTAACAATTGAGCGCCCAACAACTGCTGCATATATCGATATATACGGGAATGCTCAAACTGCATTAGTGGACGCGCCAAGGGAAGAAGCCGAAGGATGGTTAATAACCGTTGATGACACCTACTATAATATTCAGGTTGCTGATAATGTACCTCTTTTAAGCGATGGGTTTTCTGTTGTTTTGAGTATCGGTTCCTATGCGGAAGCGGCGTCAAGTCAAAACGTATTTATAGTGCCTGGCTTATCTGGAGATCTGCTTAGCGTAGGGACTAACTCAAGTGGCAATTGGGAGGCGGTTTTGCTTGGTAGTGATTTACTGCAATACAAGGCGACATCATCAACAAGCGCCACATCATCAGCGCTTCAATCTCTTGTTTTGACGTATTCTGAAGGCTTAATTAATTTATACATAGGCGGCATACTTGCTGCTACAGATACTATAGCGACAGGAATTACAGCGGACATGGATTTAACTGGAAGCGTAACAACGTCCGGGGACTTCACAGTTAACATGCAAGGTCTTAGGTTTTATGATTTTGTGTTAAGCGCTGACGAAATAACATATTTAAGTTAAGGGGTAAATAATGGCTCAAACATACGGCCCATGTGGCGAGATAGTGGTTCAAACGGCTGGAGGCATACTTAAGCCAGTCGCATTTAATAGCAACCAAATAGCATTGGGGGCAAGCGGTGATATATTAACTGCAACTGCTGGGGCTAATCAGTATTTGAAGCTTACTTACTTGACGACTGGAACGGCAACAACTGAAGCGGGTATGACGCTGACGGTCGATGGGGTTGACTTGTTTAGCGGAGAGTCACTAACTGATGCCACCCCATCTGCACCAGCGAGCGCAACTGTTTTTGGTGTTGCAGATGGCAGTACATCAGTTCTGAACTCTGCCAGATTGCTTAAAGAAATAAACTGCTTGTCTTTCACACTAACAAAAGACACTGGCACAACCACAGAAGACATAGATTACGCATATCAGGTTATGGAGGCACTATAGTGATTAAGTTTTTATTATTGATGGTAATGTCATTCAGTGTTAGCGCCCTTGATTACATTTACAAAGGCTCTAGCACTCAGCGCGTAAGCACCTACTTTAACGGCTATATTGAAGACTTAGCACCGGATAGCTGGAAGTTGACAGCTCATGGTAATTCAGGATGCCTTAACCTGAATAATAGCGGGTGCAGAAAGGTGGGTATAGAAATTGAAAAAGGCTCATTCAACCTGCAAAACAAAAGAAATTATTCTTTTACATTCAAGATTCATCAAAGTGAAAGCGCTCCAGAATGGCTTATTATATTTCAGGATTGGGCGAAGCTTGACCCACTTGATACAAATGGAAATCACCCGCTAACCACTATAAAAATAAGGCGCTTTGCTGATCAATTGTATTTACAGCATTGGGAAAACTCTTGGCAGTTTAAGCCGTGGAACTTTGACCCTGATGACCCTGACGACTATAACCATACGCACGGACTTGAAGTTATGCGCGGTGAATATAAAATAACGGCGGGGCAGTATTACGACATCAGCTTTGATATACATGATCGAGGCTGGGCATCACTTAAAGTTAATGGCGTTAGGGTGAGCGATGCAGAATACCAAACAATGAGTTATACAGAGCGCCATATTAATTATTTTGGAATGTATTGGGCAAAAGACTTTAACAAGCCAGAAGACTATGAGATCGAATACTCGGTAGAGGTGTTAAACCTTAAATACACAATCAATTAACTTGCATCATGCTCAATAAACGCAGTCTCATAAGCTGTGATATAATTAAGATTAATCAACTAAAGAGAGTTTAAAGATGGGAAATAAAACCAAAGGCAAAGAGAAAGACGAAGAAACCACAAACAAGGTTGCACAGAAAGTTGTGAAGCCAAAGAAGAAAACAAAAGCCAAGTGACGGACTTATTGCTACTGCTTGCTTTTGCGGTAGCGTCCCTAGTAAATGAAAAAATACGCCCTACTTTCTTGGCGTATTCTTTTTGCGTTGCCTATCAATTAACCTTATTCGATTACCATAGCGCGGTAATTAATCATGTTATTTATGGGTTAATATTTATACCCTTTTGCTATTTTGCTATAATCCAATTATCGACAGCCATGGTTGTTTACTCTACCTTTCACCTTTTTGTATCAATTGATTATCAACTTTACAGATACAGTGATACTTTTTTGAGTAATAGCTACAACGAGATTCAAATAATATTAGCCTTAAGTCTAATATTAATCGGGTGCTTAAGGGTAGATAATGGATTTAATAATAAACTTAGCCGGTATAATTTTTCTGGGGTGGTCAATATATGGAACAATCAAGCACATTTACAGAAGAAAGGCAGAGCATGAGAGATCTATTAACAAGCGGACTAAAAGCGATTAGTGACAGTGGAAACCCGCTAACAAGTAAGCTTATTATGTACTTTGGCGTAGGTGCTGGAGTTGGTGGCGGTACGGTGCAAACTATCTCAAAAAACACTAATCACGAAATAATAGAGCAATGCGCAGCAATTGCACCAGACTGGCTAGCATACATACCTGCAATTGGGGTGGCCTCGTTAGTCATAAAAAATGCGTGTGATATTTATTTTAAAAGGCTAGAGGTTAAGCGCGGGGATAAAGAGTAGTGACCCTAGGCCAAAAGCAAGAGCTATTTAGCCGTCTACTATGTAAGCTTATGTTTTTCATACACGAACGCGATCATGAGATTAGGGGTGGCGATTGGTTCCGCGACCCTAGAATGCATGGCCATATAGGCGAAGATATAGGGTATGGCCATAAAAATTCATGCCACAAATTAAAGTTAGCTGCTGATTTAAATATATTTAAAGATGGCGAGTTATTCAAAACAGATAAAGAGCATGAGCCATTCGGGGTCTATTGGGAGTCATTGCACCCGCTTTGCAGATGGGGTGGCAGATTCCCTAAAGGTGATGGAAATCATTACTCACTAGAACATAACGGGAGTAAATAACATGAACATACTCAGCTTTATAGGTGAGATATTCGCACCAGCAGCAAAGTTAGTTGATGACCTACACACCAGCACTGAAGAAAAGCTGATCCTTTCAAATGCATTAGCAAAGCTTGAAAACGAGCTTCACACTAAGGTTTTAGAGTATGAAACAAAGATACTCGACAGTAAGACTAAAATAATCACAGCAGAGGCCACAGGTGAAAGCTGGATGCAAAGAAACTGGCGACCAATAACAATGCTAACCTTTTTGGCTTTAGTCGTGTGTGACTCGTTTGGCTTGCTTACGTTTAGGCTGGCAGATGATGCATGGATTTTGTTACAGATTGGTTTAGGCGGCTATGTTGTTAGTCGTGGTGGTGAAAAAATGATGAGAACATTCAAGCAGCAGTAATTAGCCAAGATTAAACAAGGCTTGAAATCTTCCTTAATCGCCAATTCTTCGCGCTGTTCATCGTAGTGCATAAATCACCTCTATTAGTTAAGTTAATCCTGATATTTCGCCACCGTCTCAGGTTTTCGGCTATGAGCGGAATTTAAACCGCCGGCTTTGCATATGGCATATCAACTGTTCGTGTTAACATGGTTGCAGCACATTAACTGCCAAGGAGTTTCGGCTATACATTACAGTTGGCCCCTCTGCTTTACTTACCCGTCCGTGGTGCCTCTTAGTTAATGGTTAATTAAATATTTGCACCACAAAGCCCCAATTAAGGGGCGCGGTATTAACAAAGCAGGCAGCGGGGTAAGCTTAACTTGCATTCGTTATTTACTCATTACACGTTTAGTTAGTCTTTCATAATTTTACTCCACTTTTACCCAGACCTAGACCCAGACATAGACCTAGACCAAGACCTAGACCTAG